GAGTTTAAGTTCTTCAATTGCAGTAACTACTAATGGTTTAGATTTAGAAGTAAACGGAAAGCTAGATAGTTCTTCGTTCAATACTTACACTCAATCAAATGATAGTAAAGTAAATTCATTGATAAGTGCAACGGGTTCTTATATAACTTCTGCACAAACGAGTTCAATGAGTGTATTGAGTTCATCGTTTGCGGTAACAGCATCATTTGCTCAAAATGTTACACCAACAGATGTTAGTATGTTTGTTTCACAATCTACATTCAATGCTTATACACAATCTAATAATAGTGTAGTTAACGCATTAGTAAGTGCAACATCATCATACGCAATTAGTTCATCAGTAGCGGCAATAGATGCATCGCAGGATGGAAGAATAAGTTCATTAACTGCACAAACATCTTCTTATGTAACTGAATCAGAGACTGGTTCTTTTGCGAGAGTGAATGTGAGTAATGTATTTACACAAAATCAAACAATAAGTGGTAACTTAGATGTAACAGGAAAGATAACAGCTTTAAGTGCATCTATTACTTACTTAGAAACTATATTCCAAACATCATCAGTATTATTCTCATCAGGTTCAAACATCTTAGGTGATGAAGCATCTGATACACAAACTCTATTTGGTAAGGTAGATATTAAAACCGGTCCATTAGTAATTACGGGTTCTACTTTTGTAAGTGGAAACATTACTATGGTGAATGGAACTGATTTAGTTACACATCATGTTAAAGCACCTGCTGTAAATGGAGTAGAAGTACAAACTAATACGGGTGGTGTTGTAGCTTTATTTGGAGCAGGAGGAGGATTAGGAACATCATTCTACGGACAAATCAATACAACTGCTATATCATCTTCTGGTAATATAACAGGAAATCTAATAGGAACAGCATCTTATGCAAACAAAGCATTAACTGCTTCTTTTGCTGAGAATGTTGTACCAACAGATGTTAGTATGTTCCTTTCTCAATCAACATTTAACACATACACATCTTCTAATGATGGTAAAGTTAATTCATTGATTGCAGCTACTTCATCATACGCAATTAGTTCATCTGTAGCGAGTATCACATCTGCATCTCAGGGAGAAATCAATTCTCTGATAAATGCAACTGCATCCTATGTAACTTCAGCACAAACTTCTTCAATGAGTGTGTTAAGTTCATCTTATGCTGTAACTGCATCATTTGCTTTAAATGCAACTGCTGATAGAAATGGTTTAATCACAACCGGTTCATCTGCAGGAACACAGGCAATAACAGGAAGTTTAATTATAAGTGGAGCTTCATTCAATGCTAAGGTATCTGAATCAGCTCTATCAGTAGGTGTAACAACTTTAGATACCTTATTCGAAAGTACTGCTAGTGGTGTAATATCTCAAATTGATTTAACGAGACAAGGTGCTGGGCCGACAGGAGATTTAACTGCTGTAAGATTACAAACATTAAGTGGAAGTGATACAACTGGAGATACTCTATTAAGTAGAATAACTACGGGTGTAAACAGACACACATCAACTGCAATGACAGGTTCAGTTGTGAATACTACAATCACATCTACTTGGGCGACAGGTAGTGGTGGAACGAGAGTAGCATACGCAACATCAATAAATGCAAACGCACAATCTGCATCTGCAACCTTAACATTATCAGCTGGTAATTTAGCATCAAACAATGTTGGAGGAACTGCTAGTATAGCAGCAGGGTTAATCAGAATAGGAACAAACGTAGCACATACAATTAGTACAACGGGTTCATTTGGACCTATTACAATAGTTGGACCTAATAATGGAAATGCATTAATGATTAGGAGTGGTTCAGTAGAAATAACATCACCACAAGGTAGTGGAAGTTTCTATACTAACTTACCTATCACATCATCGCATGCCCGTTTCAATGGACAATCTTATATTAAGAGATTAAACATTGAAGATAATGGTGGAGCAGCTGATTTGCAAGTTGAGAATAATGCAGCAGTAAGTGGTAACTTAACCGTAAGTGGACAAATAATGGGTAGTGCTTCATACGCGGCATTCGCATTATTAGCAGGTAGTTCATCATTTGCAACTAACGCAAATACTGCAACTAGTGCATCGTTCGCAACTACGGCTTCATTTGCACTAAATGTTAGTACTACTGATGTTAGTATGTTCTTATCTAAATCGGTATTTGATACATATACCGGAAGTGCAGCATTAGGAGTTAGCGCATCTATAAATGCAGCTACTCAATCACTTTCTTCATCACTTACAACTACAATAAATGGTTTAAGTGATAAGACTGGAAGTTATGCGATAACAGGAAGTAACATCTTTAAAGGTGTACAAATAATAAGTTCTTCTGTAAGAGGAGAACAATATGTGGGTTCAGTAGTTAGTTCAACTGCATCATTTGATTGTAGTACCGGTAACTTCTTTACATTAGTATTGGGAGCTGGTTCAAATCACATTAGTGCAAGTAATATAAGACAAGGACAAACAATAAATGTAAGAGTAACTACACAAACTGGAAACTCAGTAACTTGTTCAACTGCAATTAAACAACCATCAGGAAGTTTATATACACCAACAAATGGAGCTGGGACAGATATACTAACATTTATATCTTACGATACTACATTATTTATGGTAGCAACTAAAACATTTATTTAATATGAATTTCGCACCATTTAGTTTCTTAGAACAAATAGAAGCAGGAGCAGTATTTACTTCGATGTCAGTACAAACATTAGTAGTAGCTGGTGGAGGTAGTGGAGGATGTGGTACTGGCGGAGGCGGAGGAGCAGGTGGTGTTGTTTATTCATCATCACTCTCTATAGCATCAGCAGGTACTTATGCAGCAAATGTAGGAACAGGTGGTATAGCAGCAGGTACAAACGATGGTTCATCACCAAATGGTAGAAGAGGTCAGGATTCATCATTTACAGGAACAGGAATTATTGTTTCTGCATCTGGCGGTGGTGCTGGAGTTGGGTTTGATGGAAACTATACTGCATCCGTACACAACGGAGGTAGTGGTGGAGGTTCTGCTGATAACCGAAGAGTGGCAGGTTCTGGTTCAGCAGGTCAAGGATTTAGTGGAAGTGTAGGTATTGGTGGAACATCACAAGGAAGTGGTGGAGGAGGTGCATCACAATTTGGAAGAAGTAACTTTGGTGCATATTCAGCTGGTTCATCAGGTGCCGGTGGTAGTGGTTCTGCATACACATTAAGAGCAGGAACTTCTGTATTCTATGGAGGTGGTGGTTCAGGAGGTGGATATGAATTAAACACAGGAGGAAGTATTGGAGAACCAGGTCCAGGTGGAGGTTCAAAGGGTTCTAAAACTGCAACTAACCCATTATCGGCATCAGCAAACACCGGTGGAGGTGGAGGTGGAAGTTGGAGAAGTGCAGCAGGTGGTAATAATGGAATTAGTGGTAATGGAGGTAGTGGTATTGTAATAATTACATATACTGCAAATGCATATAGTGCAAGTGGAGCAACATCTATAACAGGTGGAACTATAGCAGATTTTACTTCAGGTTCTATAAATTATCGTTCACATACATTTACATCAACAGGAAATTTTATAGTAATATAAAATAAAAAATAAATACAAATAAAAAACAAATTGTTAAATAACTAAAAGACACAAAACTATGAACTCAAAAAAAGTATTAGATAAGATAATGGCTTTACTTTCAATTACGAAGGAAGTCCAATTTACTTACGCTAAATTAGCCGATGGAACAATCGTAGAATCTCCTACATTTGATGTGGGTGAAACTTTGGATGTTGTAACTGAAGATGGAAAAACTCCAGCACCAGATGGTGAGCATGAGTTATCTTTAAGAGACGAAGCAGGAAACGAAACCATAATCAAAGTTATTACTAAAGATGGTAAGATTGTTGAAAGAGCAAACATCGAATTACCTTCATCAGAAGAAGAAATGACAGCTGAAGATGTTAAGGTAGAAGATATTCCTCAGGTAGATGGTGTTATCGGAAAAGATAAGAAAGAAGAAAAGATGGCAGAAGAAGAACCATTGGAATCAGGTGATGGTGTTGAAGAAGAAGTAGAACCAATCTTAGAAGATGAAGTAGGTATTGACATGAAAAAGATGTACGAAGATATGAGCTACAGAATCGAAGAGTTAGAAAAGAAAATTGCTAAAATGGAAGCTATCGAAGAAGTGCCACAAAGAGAAGATGCTGATATGGAAGAAGATAAAACTCCTAAATTAGATGGAGCTCCAATCGATGAAGTTAAGATGAGTAACATCTTACCAAAACAAAAGAATAAAGCAGGGGATGCTCAAAACACATTCCTTTCTAAATTATACAAATAAAAAATTATTAAAAACTTATTAAAAATGAGAAAACAACAAAATTTTGTAAATCCCTCAGTAACTACAACCTATGCAGGTGAGTTCGCGGGTAAATACATCGCAGCGGCGTTATTATCAGCAACTACGCTAGATAATAAGTACATCACTATTATGCCGAATGTGAAGTACAAAAGTGTAATCCAAAAGATTGCTGTAGATAATATCATATCTAACGCATCTTGTGATTTCACAGAGACAGGTTCAGTAGCATTAACTGAAAGAATTTTAGAACCAAAAGAACTACAAGTTAACTTACAATTATGTAAGCAAGAATTCGTAGATAGCTGGGAAGCATTACAATTGGGCTTTAGCGCATTTGATAACATTCCTGCTAACTTCAACGATTTCTTAGTATCTTATGTTGGTGGTAAAGTAGCAGAAGCTACAGAACAATCAATTTGGAGAGGTGTATCTGCAACTAACGGACAATTCGGTGGTTTATATCCAGCGTTAAGTTCTTCAGTAGGTGCTGATGGAGCAACTGCTCCTGTAACTGCATCATTATCTGGTTCAGTAACTTCAACAAATGTAATTGCAGTATTAAACTCAGTTTATGAAGCAATCCCTCAAACAGTATTCGGAAAGCCTGATGTAAAAATCTTCGTTCCAACAAATGTGGCACGTGCTTATCAAACTGCATTAGCAGGAAATGGTGCTTCTGGTTTAGGTGCAAATGGATACAACAACCAATTGACAGTAGGACAAAAACCTTACGATTTCAATGGTATTGAATTAGCATGGTGTCCAGGTTTAGCGAACAACGCTATCGTAGCAGCACAATCTTCTAACTTATTCTTCGGTACAGGTCTTTTATCTGATTACAATCAGGTTAAAGTATTAGACATGGCTGACTTAGATGGTTCTCAGAACTATAGAATTATTATGAGATATACTGCAGGTACTCAGTTCGGAATCGGACAGGATATTGCTATCTACAAAAACTACTAATCATATTAAGAGAGAGGGGTAGTAATATGGCTACTCCTCACTCAATAAGATTAACAAACAGAAATTAAAAATTTAAAAACAAATAATTATGGCATCTTGTATCATCACATTAGGAAGACAGGAAGTATGTAAAGAAAGCGTTGGTGGATTAGCCGGTGTTTACTTTATGAACTTCAATACAGGTTCTTTTGTTCATAGTGACGCGACTGACCCAGGTTCTCCAATTACGGCGTATCCTTCAGGTTCTACTGTTTACTACTACGAATTGAAAGGCACAAGTGCTTATACTGAAACTGTTAACTCTTCTAGAGAAAACGGAACTACATTCTTTTCACAAGAATTAGTACTAAACTTAAAGAAATTAACAAACGAAATGACAACTCAATTGAGATTGTTAGCTTACGGAAGACCGAAGATTGCAGTTCACACAATGGCTGGGGACACTTTGTTAGTAGGTGAGAGAGAAGGAGCAGATTTAACCGCAGGTACTATCCAAACGGGTGGTTCTATGGGAGATTTGTACGGATACTCTGTAACATTTACTGGACAAGAGCAATATAACGCATCATTCCTTTCAGGTTCATCATTCGGTTCTCCATTCGGATTATTGACTGTTAAACCAACAATCGTATATGGCGCAGCGGTAAATATCTAATCAGTATAAGACTTAAAACTTAACTTTAAAAGTAGGGTAATCAGAAATGGTTACCCTTTTTTTATTTCACTACTTTATGAGTTAATGTTGTTAAATTAGTAGATAAATACGAGATAAATGCTACCTTATTACATATCAGGCTCAAATAATTGGTGTATTAGAACAGAGAACTTAGTAACTGCATCTGCAAACACTCTAACGATGAGTTTGCATTTGAATAATATGTACACTTTGACTACCACATCACAATCTGTTATAGGATACACTTATAACGATTATGAATCAATGTTACAATTCACAGGCTCTATAGCATCTGCTAGTGTAGGAAGTGAGTATAGAGCTACCCTTTATAGTGGTAGTTGCTCTGTATGGAATGGAACTATACAAGTCTATGGTTCTCAATCGATTGTAAACAAAGCACAATACGAAAATCAAAATCAACAATACATCAGTAATACAACTGATAACGAATATATAATAATGAAATAATATGAACAAATCGTATCAAAACTTTTCAGTAGTTTCTTTAGCACAACAGGATATTCCAATCGTAAGAGAGGATACAAAGACCCGTTATAATTGGGTACCGTTCGGCATTTATATGCAGGATGATTTCTTTTATACGGTAACTTCTGCTTACAATACATCAACAACAAATGCTGCGTGTATTGAAGGTATATCGGATTTAATCTTTGGAAAGGGATTATACACTAAGAATGAATCATTTGTTGATTCACTATCCCGTCTTATCCCTCAGGAAGAGACTAAGAGGGTAATTTTCGATTTAAAACTTTATGGCAATGGTGCATACCAAGTGATTTGGAATGATGACCATACGAAGGTAATTAAGTTTTATCACATACCTGTACAAACCCTAAGAGCAGAGAAATTATACGGAGAACCAAAGATACAAAATTATTTCTATTGTAATGATTGGGATGATATGAAAGCACAGAAGCATAAATTGCATATTCCTGCTTTCGGAACATCTATGGAGAAGAGAGAAATCCTTTGGATTAAGAATTATACACCTGGTAAGTATTACTATTCCCTACCGGATTGGATACCAGCACTTCAATTTTCACAGGTTGAAGCTGAGTTGAGTAATCTACATATCAACAACATTGAGAATGGTTTCTTACCATTAGTGATGGTGAATATGAACAATGGAGTTCCTGCACCTGAAGAAAGAGATACTATCGAAGACCTAATTGAGAGAAAGTTTACAGGTACTCGTAATGCTGGTAGATTTAT